TGTTTTCGGCGGTCTTGCTCTTAATCGCCGCAGTGAGCGAATCGTAGGCGCTCAGCTCCTTCGTTGCGCCGGCATCCTTCACCTCATACGACTTTCGGATACGGGCTTCCAGCTCGGGCGTGAATTCGTCGCCCAGCTCTTTCTTGGCCTTCTTCAACTCGGCCGTCAGCTTTTCGGAGTTCGTCGCGTAATCGACCATCCACTCGCCGAGGTTTTTCTTGTTCGTCAGTGCCGTCTGCTCCGCAGTGACACGTTTCAGATTTTCCGTTTTTTCTGCGAGCTCGCTATATTGGCGGCCGAGCACTTGCAGGACCGAGAGTTTCGACGCGTAGTCGAAATTGGCGTATTCGCCCTCGGCCTTGTTCACCTTTTCCATCTCGGTCAGCAGCTCGGCCATCCGGCCGGTCGCGGGCGAATCCTGCTTGGCCGTTACGCCGCCGAGCTTGGCGAGCTTGTTCCGCTCGTTGATCTTATCGATCTGCTTGTCCAGCGAGATGAGGATATCGTCGGTCGACTCGCGCACCGCTTCGGCGGACTTGTCCGCATTGTCCTTGCTTGAATTCCCCCACACGGACCACGCCGTCGCGGCCAGACCCAGCAATGTGATGACGATGCCGATTGGACCGCCCAGCAGCCCTACAGCGCTTGCTGTGACGCTTGCAGCCCGTTGGGCAGCCGTTTGCGCCAGCAGCGCAGCGGTGGTCGCTTCGGCCGCCGCAGTGGCGCGCGCCTGTGCTGGGATCAGCCCATTCAGGGCCAGGGTCAAGACGATATCGCCGTCGGCGGCCGCGATGGCCGCCCGCAGTTCGGCGACGCGCGCCACCGCCAGCGTCTCCGACGCACGCGCGGCCGCCACGTCTGCGGCGGCCGTGGCCAACGAACTGGCGGCCGCAGCGCGATCAGCCACGACCTTCGTGTAGGTCTGCGCCACCCAACCGGCCAGCCAGGTGCCGATCTTCGCCGCTGTCACGGTCTGAATCACGCCGAACAGCAGGCCCAGGTTGTTCGCCAGGAGGCCGATGCCGGTGGTCAGCACCGCCACAGTGCCGTTGGCATTTGCGTGCTGGGCCGTGAATTCCATCACGTTGTTTTTGAGGACGGTAAAGGCGCCGCCGATGGTCTGGATCTGGGCGGCTTCGGCGCGCAGCTTCTCCAGCGCCTGTGGCAGCACGGTCGCCATGATGCCGGACGTGATCAAGCCGCTGGACGCCATTTCCTTCAGCGCGCCGACCGGCACGCCGATGCCGTCCGCCAACGCCAGCATCAGGCGCGGCGCCGCCTCGTTGACGGCGTTGAATTCTTCGCCGCGCAAGGTTCCCGAAGCGAATGCCTGGGAGAGCTGCAGCTGGGCAGATGCGGACTCCTCGGCTGTAGCTCCGGAAACCTTCAGGGCAAGGTTGACCGATTCGGTGATGGCCGCGACGCGGGCCTGGGAAATGCCCAGCTCGCGCGTGCCGTTGGCGATCCGGGCGTAGAGCGTACCGGTGCCGCTGAGCGCCTGCTGGGAGTCGGTGGCGATGCGCTTCACCTCGGCAAGCGCATTTTGATATTCCCCTTGGGATTGTGTCGCAAGCCGGATCTGGGCGGTGTACTTGGTGTAGGCGTCTGTCATTTGGATGACGCCGGCCAGGCCGCCGCCAACTCCGACCGTGCTGGCAAGCGTCTTGAACGCCGACTGCACCGTGCGCGCCAACGAATTCATGGAATCGCTGACCGTTGCGATTTGGCGGACCGACTCGTCCGCACCCTCGACACCGACTCGAATCACCGCTCCTGAAGGCGTGCTGTATGCCATTAATCCCGCCTATCTACTTTCGTTCGTCAGACCATGCCTGCAGGCATTCGCTTTCCAGCGCGCCGACCAGCTCAAAAAAATGTGTTCGCTCTTTTTTCGCCACCGGCCAGTGCCTCAGCCTGGCTTCAACCCCGGCGTAATTCAGACCCATACGCCGCCCTTCTTCCCATATCCATTGCGTCTGCACGGCCAGCCAGAAATTGAACATCGGGAGGTTTTCCGGCCATAAATAGAATTCCTCCTCCAGTTCCAATTCGCCCTCGACCTTCAGCCCGAAGGCCGCAAACGCGGCGGCCATCTGGTCCTGGGGCTCAGCCGCCTCATCGTCGGCCTCGTCGTCGAGAAGCTCATCATCGCGCCTCGGGATCCGCAGCTGCCCGAGGGCGATGAGCCGGCCAGCCGTTAGGAGTTTTTTACCTTGGCCGAGTTTTCCTTCATGTACGAGCGCAGCACCACGTCGCCCACGCCGACGGTACTCAGCATCACTTCCAATGCTTCGGTGCAGAATTCCGCCGGCTGGCCATCCGCGTCCAGTACGAAGCGCTGATCTTTCCAGCCCTTCGTGATCGACAGCAGGTGCTGCTTGATCTTTTCGCTCTTCGGATTGCCGTCTTCGCCGGCGACGCCGGCATTCCAATCGTCTTCCGACTGGCGCTCCATGACCAGGGTGAATGCAAAGCTCGAGGTCTTGGTGCCATCGGCAATCTTGAAGGAGACTGGAACCGCCAAGGTGTTGGCGACAGCCAGGGTGTAGTTGCTCATGTTCTATTTCCTTTTTGAATGGTGGGGGGGGGGATTACAGACAGATCAGCAGGACTTCGTCATTGCCATTTACAGGCACGATGCCCAGCTCGAAGCCGATCAGACGCTTCCCGTTGCGGTCGACCTTCTTGGGCTTGCGCAACTGCGCGGCCGGCACGAAAAGCATGATCTTGTTGCCGGCGATGGTGCCGATGGTGAAGCCGATGCTCTGCGTTGTGTTGGCTCTCACGATCGCCATGAAGGCGACCTCCTGCGCTGCGGTCAGCTTGAGCTCAACGCTGCCGCTGGCATCGCGATCGGTGATATCCACCGTTTCTTCGCTCAACAGCGCGTCGAAATTGACGGCATTGCCCAGCTGCAGTTCGAGCCCGGAGCTTGGATAGACGGTGCCACCCGAAAGCGCGCCAGCGAGGTAGGTGGCGCCAATGGTGACGTCGATGACGTTCGCCTTGGTCAATGCAACGGGCTTTTTCCATGCTGTGTAAGTACCGGATGTCATTGCTACGGTCTCGCCGCCGACCAGGCCGACAAAGTCGAATTTCAGGGTCGCGCGCTCGCCAGCTTTCGCGCTGATCGCGACATTGCCCATGGAACCAAAGGCCTTGTGCAACACGCCGTCATCGTAGTAATAGATGGTCGCGGTTTTGAGCCCGGTCGACACCGGCGAGTACTCGACACGTGGCGGCGTCGTCAGCGAGCCTTCGGCCATGGCGCAAGCGATCAGGGCCGGGCCGTATGCGGGCGCGGTGCCGGCGGTCCCGGAACCTGCCAGCTCGACAGTGAATCCGATCTTGACGCTGGCCACGCCGACGAGCTGTTCGCTGCCGCCGAAGAAGCCGCGCACCAGGTTGCGCGGAATATCCTTTGCGTCCAGCGGGTCGATGGTCATTTCCGAGACGAGCATAGCGTTGGCCAGACCGGTCGGCAGCGCGTCGATACCGGCGGTCGCTTCGATCGCCAGGGTGATTACGGTATTGCGGATGTAACGGGTAGCCATGGATTACTCCGGTGCGGTTTGGTTGGAGGCGGTGTCGTCAACAACAACCGGCGGCGGATTGAGGTCTTCCCATTCCACGCCGGTCCAACGCCAACGGCCGCCACCAGGTGGAGGCGGAGGATTTACTGCCGGCGGTGCATCGATTGCAGCCGCGCCGGTCACGGTAGAAACCGCTGGGTCTGGATTTTTTTTCATGCTTGTCCCAAAGTTGAATTTTCAGTTTGATGTTCGACCACATAGCTCATGCGGACCCAGCCGGTGCGATCTCCCTCAGCCGAGTACTCGGCCTCTAGCAGCGGCTCGCCAACGTTGTCGACCAGGCCGCCCAACGTTGTGTCTGCGGCGATTCGGTCGTACACCGCGAGGAGCAGCGGATCAACAGCCAAATCCGGCATCCCGGTCGCCGTACGCGCGTAGCATTCGACTGTGAAACGCGACTCCCAATCGACCGGCGCGCCTTTGATCGCCCCCATCTTCGGGACGCCGCCGTCCCACTGCACGCTGATCGCCGTGGTGACGGATTTCGGCACCGCACGCTCGCGTGCGCGAAAGACATAAGGGGCGATTGCCGGGGCGGCCTCGAATAGATCGACCAACGCTGTCGTGATAGCGGCGAACGCGGTAGGCATCAGGTGTTCCCCAATATCAGGACGCTAAGGCCAGTACCGTCCGGCTCGACCTCGACGACCAGGTAATGCACGCCTTTGTGCACCAGAACCTGGTCGTTCGCGGATTCCGGAGCCGAGGCGCTCGGCAGCAGATATGCCGGCGCGGCGTCGGACATGCCCATGCCGCCGCCGTTGCGCACGTAGTTGGCGTCGAACTGGCCAACTACGGGCGCCCCGTCAAGCGTGTCTCCGTCGCGGCAGAATTCGCCAACGACGAAGAATGGGGTCAGGTCCTCGCCGATCATGGCTTACTTGCCTTCCTCTTCCTTGTCGCCTTTGCCCTTTTTGGTAGGCAATTCGGCGGCGCCGGCGTCAATCAGGTCCTGGGCCTGGCGGTCCTTGATGTCCAGCGACGTGCCGACCTCGATGTCTTCGCCATCGTGTTTCACAGGAGCGGTGGTAATGATTTTCATGTCCGCTCCTTAGGCGACTGCGTTGGTGATCAGGTAGCCGGCATCCGCGCCGACCATGACTGGAGCCACCTCGTCCGTCACTGGGTAAACCCAGCTCTTGACGTTGCGCTCGTAGTAGGATTCCTCGACCTGCGGGTAGCCGGCCAGCTGGTAGGTGTAGCCGTAAGATGGCTTGCCGCGTTCGGCGACGGTGCCAATCTCGACGTAGGCCAGCACGAAATCCTTGCCCCACACATCTGCGAAATTGCCCGCGTCGTCGGCATAGATCGCGTCGCCCACTTCGATCTTCTGCAGATCGAAAAACGAAGCCAGCAGCTCGGCCGTCGGGACATCGCGGCCCGTGTACTTCGTGCGCTCGATGATCTTGGGATGCTGCTTGAGTGCGCTGAACACTGCCGCGCCCATCACACCGACGTTCGGGCGTTTGCCGATGCGCTTACGCACCGCTTCCTTGCCCTTTTCGACATCCGTAATTGGATCGCTCACGCCGCTGTAATCGCTCCACTGCGCGGTGCCGGACAGGACCACCTTGTTGCTCGTTGCGTATTTAGACGGGTCGCGGGCCACATCTGCGCGCTGCTTTTCCAGGCGCAGGGCGATGATGTCCTGCACGCCGTTCACGGTGGTGCTGCCCATATCGATACCGGGCACAGCGTCGGCTTCCTGCATGGTTTCGATCGGCAACAGGCCTTCCAGGCTGTGACTTTCCAGGGTGAACGAGAAGCCGTCGTAGCCGAAGGTGATGCGCTTCGTGTTCTGGCCAGGCGAGCGGCCGGTCGCGTACAGCATGAACGCTTCCTTGCCGAACTGCGTGACCTTGCCACCGCGAGAGCTTACGGGCACGGTCGGGAACAGCGTCGCGCCCACCAGCGTGTTGTTGGAGTAACCCTTCGCAGCGCTGGACAGGACTGGATCGACCATGCGTGCTTGGGAGTTGTTCATTTGGCCCATGTTGATTCCTTGATTGAGGGTTTGGGT